TTACCCGTGCAGAATTTGAAAAATATGTGAAGAAAACCCGCGATTACATAAGATCAAACGGCAACTTAGTGGTAGAAATTGAATGAGATTCCCCAAACACCAATACATCAGAAGCCAAACCCTTATGCGCCATGCGCGTGAAATCCCATGTCAACATTGCGGGGCAGACGATGGCACTGTGGTGGCCGCACACACCAATTGGCAAGGTGGCAAAGGCCGCGGAATACGCGCAGACGATAACCTAATTGCGAGTTTGTGCTATTCATGCCATATGGAAATCGACCAAGGCAGTAAATTAGAGAAATTCGACCGACAAAAGATATGGCTTGCCGCACATTTGAAAACAGTGCGAAAATTACAGGGATTGGGCTTATGGCCTGAAGATGTGCCACTACCTGAAGGTTTAACATGAAATTTCGCGCAGAAGCAACCCAAAAAGACCCCGTGATGCAGTTTGTTCAATGCTTATTGCATAGCGTTACCAACGCCCACATTCTGCATTTCCAAAGCCTAAGTTATTCACAGCATATGGCCTTGGGCGCTTATTACGATGCAGTTGGTGATTTGGTCGATGGATTTGTTGAAGCATTCCAAGGTAAATACGGCCTGCTAACCAACTACAAAGCAGACTATCAATTGCCCGCAACTGAACCTGTCGCTTACCTTACATACCTTAAAGATGAGGTAGAAACCTTACGCAGAATGCAGGGCTTTCCACAGGATAGCGAACTACAGAATGAGGTGGACACAATCGCTAACCTTATCAACAGTACGCTATATAAACTGCGCTTCTTAGCCTAATGCCATCAGTACCATCTAACAGTAAATGTGCAGAACTAGGGTGCAAGAATCCTAGAAGTAGGCTTAACACATACTGCTTAGAACATGGTGGCATGGATAACATGGCTAGACGGGAAACCGATAGCGCGTACCAAACACCATTATGGCGAACGATAAGGGCGGCACAGATAAGCAAGCAACCCCTTTGCCAAGGGTGTTTATCAAGGGGCATAGTGGCCGCGGCAAAACACATAGATCACTTGTTTGCATGGAAGCACATTGGTGGCCAAGCATTCAGCCGCAACATATTCCAATCACTGTGCCATAACTGCCATAGCCAAAAGACTGGCCTAGAAAAGCAGGGTATCTACCGACACTACGCCCAACATGGTGCTAAAGACTACACAAAGCATGATTACGCGTACATGGTGCATCAAGACCATATGCGGCCATTAGAATAACCCTTTTGTATTAATAAACTTAAAAATTCGGGGATGCTGTAAAAGCAAGCGCGGGGGTCTTTTCGTAGAAAGACAAAGTTAGGGGGGGATATTAGGTTGCTAATAAACAACAAAGGGGTTAAGATAAAAAAATGAAAAAAGCACCCAAACAAATCATTGGTTTTTTGCGTAACCCTGAAACATGGAACGCAGACGCATTTGAAACGGCCATCAGAAATGAGGTCGAGAATTCAACAGGCGCGTTAACTGCATCTGATGAACTGCTAGTTGGTTCATTGGTTCTGGTGGTTGACACTTTGGTACAGGCGCATATTGGCCTTTTGGAAAATGGCGCGATTTATCATTACAACGCGGGTGATGCGCCAAGCCCGTATTACAAGATAAGAACCGAATCAATGGACAAGGCCATAAAGATACTTGCCGAATTAGCGTTGGTGGCAAGGGGTCGCCCAAAGATCAAAAACAAGGTATCAGAAGTAGATGAGTTATTCGCCACTGCTTGAACCCGCTTTCCAATACGCTAGGGGCGTTACCCTTGGCGACATTTCAGCCTGCGAAGATGTTAAGTTAGCCGCCCAACGATTCTTGGATATGGTGGAACGCAGGGATGCGCCTTATGAGTTTGTGCCTGAAAAGGCAGAACACATATTGAAGTTTGCTAAGTTCTGCCGCCATGTGAAGGGTGCTGAAGCAGGCAAGCCAATCACATTGCAACCTTTCCAAGTTCTGTTTCTTGCGGCCATCTACGGGTTCAGGGATAGGAAAGATAGAACTATTCGTTGGGTAACAGATGTAATTTTGTTTGTGCCGCGGAAATCAGGCAAAACAACTTTGGCATCAATTATTGCCCTGTACGAATTACAGTTTGGCGATGCAGGCGCGGAGGTTTTTACCTTGGCCACCAACCGCGAACAGGCTTCTATTTGCTTTGATTCTTCTAAGGCCATCATTGAAAACATGGTCGCTGAGTTTCAACAAAAGTTTGTTGTGTACCGCAGTGAATTAAAGAAGGCAGGCGATTCAACTTCTACCTATCGCGCCCTATCCCGTGAAAACAGGAAAACAGGCGATGGTAAAAACCCATCATGCGCCATGATTGATGAAGCGGCACAAATTACCGAACGCGGCTCAATTGAGGTTTTGCATTCGGGTATGGGTGCGCGTAAGAATCCTTTAAGGATGTACTTAACGACAGCATCATTCACGCGTGAAACAAAATTCTTTGAAGATTTAAACCACCTAAGAAATGTGTTGCGTAGTGCGGCAGAAGATAATTTCAGATGGTTTGGTTTACTGTATTCCATTGATGCAGGCGATGAATGGAGTAACGAAGAAGTTTGGGCCAAAGCCAATCCCATGCTTGGCATTTCTGTCACTAAAGAACATATCAGGCACATGGCCCAAGAAGCCCAAGCCAAGCCTGCAAGCCTTAACGAATTCCTGTGCAAGCAACTGAACATCTATGTTTCTGCAAACAGCGCATGGGTCGATAGGCGATATTGGGATGAATCAATTTGCGATATCCCTGCCGACAAACCCGAATCAACTTTCATTGCATTTGACTTGGCATATTCCCGCGACTTGAACGCGGTTTGCACTTTGCACCGATATTCAGAAGAAAAGTTCTTTGCAGAATTTCAATTTTTCTTACCAATAGAAAGCCTAGATTTAATCCCCAACCATTACAAATCGATATTCATGCAGGCCCACCAAAGTGGCATTCTGCGGCTAACGCAAGGCAATGTAACCGACCTAAATGAAGTTGAAACCTACATCAAACAACAATGTTTAAAGTACGATGTAAAAGAAATTGGTTATGACCCTTACAACGCGGCTTCATTGGTGGCCAATTTATATGCCGAGGGTTTACCCGTAAAGAAAGTTGGGCAGGGCATGGCCGTTCTTTCCAATCCATCTAAAACCGCTGAACAATTGATCCTGAAAAAAGGGATCATGCACGATGGCAACCCGTTTGTTGGATGGCAACTAGGAAACGCTGAAGTTTACACAGATGTAAATGGAAATGTGAAAGTTCGCAAGAATGAAGCCGACACATCTGCAAAAGTTGATGGAATTATTGCAATGATTATGGCTTTGCATTGCCATCTGGACAATGTTTTTATTTCTGATACATTCGGATTTAGAAGTTTTGAATGGTAAACCATCAGGAAATTGGGGAAAAACATGGCTATTTTTGACATTTTCAAGCGCAATAAAGGCGAACAAAAAGAATCTAATGTGCTTTTTGGGCAATCTGCGCTAGGTAATAACATCGTTTATCAGGGGTCAAAACAAGCCCCGAATGTCAATACCCAAATTCTTTATGTAACCACAGGCGCAACCAATACCGCGGGCCGCCCCGTGGATATGTCACTATTAACCCGCAACAGCACCATCATGGCCTGCGTTGCGGCCAAAGCCCGTGCGTTATCCCAACTGCCAATTCGCGTGGTTTGCCAAGATGAAGAAGGCAATTATGTGGATGCCGTTAAATCCGATTTGGTTGGTGCGCGTGATAAGGCTAAAGCCAAACAAGTTGCCAATCTTTTGGCCCAACCCAACCATTTCCAAAGCACCTATGAATTTTGGTATCAATGGCTAATGTGGTATGAGTTAGCAGGCGAAGCATTTACCCTGTGGTGGCGCAAAGATCAAAAAAGTACAACCGAAACACCATTGGAAATGTACTTGCTTGATTCAACGCTGATTGCCGTAACCATCACGCCTGCGCGTTACCCATCTTATCGTTTGAGCACACCTAGTTATGGTTTTAACCGCGATGAACCGCTGAACTTTAACCAAGTGATGCACATTAAAGAAATGAACTGGCAAGGTTCTGCGGGTTTCAACAAAGGCATCTTGGCCGCTGAGTTGGTATCGCTAGATCAAGATATCGACCTTTACGCAAACTACATTATGCAGAATGGCGCGAAGCCAAGCGGAATGTTTACAAGCGAACAAGTTATTCCTGATGCCAAATACAAAGAAATTGCGGCACGATTGAAAGAAGCATGGTCTGCAATGGTTTCTAGTAAGCCAAGCGATCCAAGCAAAGCAGGCCAAGGTATGTTGCTAGATCAAGGCATGAAATACACGCCTTTGGATATGCTTACCCTGCAAGACACAGACGCGGCCAAATTAAAAGAACAAACCATGAAGCGAATTTGCGGTTTGTTTGGCGTTCCCGCGGCCATGATTGGTGTTGGCGATTCTAAGTACAACAACACCCAAACCATGATGGATGAATTTTATAAATCTACCATGTATCCAACTTTGATTAACATTCAGCAGAAATTAAAGCAACATTTGTTTGTTGGTTATCCCAATTTGTGCATTGAGTTTGATACGCGCAATTTCTTAAAAGGTGCGCCATTGGATCAAATGAATTTTGCAACCGCAGGCGTTACAAATGGCATTATGACCCCCAACGAAGCCCGCGAATATTTGGGTATGCCCAACATTGAAGGGGCAGACGAATTAATCGATAAGAGTGGAAAAGATAAGCCAATTGCAGGCACATCGCCCCAAGATACAGGCGGTGGCGGTGGCAATCAAACCCGCAAAATGAACATTGGCAAATAATATAAAAATAAAGTGTCACATATTTTTCGAGTTGTGATAGCATCGTTGGCAACATATAAGCCAAATACAGATACGCCCCCGAAAAGAGGGCGACCACCTAAAACAATATATGACATCGACCGAACTAAAGTTGATGAGGTAATTTATGACCAAAAACCTGATGATGGTTTGCGAAGCCAAACTAGTTTTGGAAAAGCAAGGCGCAAGCACAGGAAAAATTGAAGCAACAGTAACTACTTGGGGTGCGCGTGAAGGCGCAGATGGTAGGCGCTTTAACTATCAGCCCGAAGGCTTCATGGAATGGGCAAAAGAGTTTGCAAGTTCAGGCAGACCCTTACCAATGTTTGTCAATCACGATGCTGATGCAATCCCTGTTGGGGAATGGACTGCATTTGAGTTTGACGATACAGGCATGAAGGCAGAAGGCCGTTTGTACATGAACACCACAATGGGTTCAGACCTTTACAAAGTTATGCAAGAAAGCCCCGCTATGTTTGGCGGTGTTTCTGTTGGCGCATACGCTGAAGAATACCAAATGGTCAATGCTGATGGCGAACCCGACCAATCAGATGAAGCATATTTCCAAATCACCAAAGGCGGCCTGCGTGAAGTGTCTGTGGTGATGTACCCAAATAATCCTATGGCAGAAGTTAGCAAGTTGGAATATTTCCGACCTGATGGCAGTGCCGATTTAAAAGTTTTGGAACAGGCCTTGCGTGAAGTTGGGCTATCCAAAAAAGATGCGGTAGCGTCTGCATCTGTATTCAAAAAAGTGTTGGAATTGCGCGATGTAAAGCCAACACCAATTGAAATTGCACCAGATTTGAGTGAATCAGATGTGGCGGCTACCGAAGCAGAAATTCTTGCGGCTCTCGAAGCCCGTGAACTTCTTAAACAACTTGATAAACGACTTAAAGGTTAATTATGTCAAAAGAAATTATCGAAAAATTGGATGCTATCGAAGCCAAGCAAAGCGAAAGCATTGCCGCTGTTGAAGCAAAAATCCCTGCCGCAGTTGAAGCGGTTAAAGCCGAATTCAGCGAATTGGTTTCTTCTTTGGAAGCCAAAGTTGCATCGATTCAAGCCCCTGCAATCGTTAAGCCTGCAAAAACTGTTCGCGCAGATGTTAATAAATCTGTTAAAGAACAATTGGCTTCTTTCTACAAAAGCAATGCCCGCGTAGAAAAAGAACTGCAAATTTTTGCAGACGAAAGCCAACGCGAAGCCTATATGCAAGAGGCATCCGCACTAACTGGTTCTGGTAACAACCAAGGTGGTCGCACCGCTTATGATCCAGTGTTTGCCGCTTTGCGTTTGGCTAACCCAATGCGCGGTTTGTCTCGCACTGTTGCAACTGATGGTAGCAGTTACCAATTCCGGGTCAAGGTCGGAAATGCGGGCGCAGGTTGGGGTTATGCAATTAACAACAACACAGCGGCCACTACTGAAGATACAACAATCTGGCAAATGGTTCTGCAAGATTTGAATGTGCAGTTCCCAATTCGTACTGCCGCATTGGATGATATCGATGGTTTGGAAGCCAATGTTGTTGACGATATGTTGATGGAATTCAGCCAAGCCGAAGCCCTGTCAATGGTTCAAAACAATGACCAAGGTTCTACATCTTTGCCATATGGTGGAAGCAATGGATTGCGTGGCCTAGACCAATACGCAGGCGCAAACAGCACCTACACAGGCGGCACTTGCACCACAGCGGCATTTGGTTCTAGCGGTACTGGTTCAACAAGCGGTTTGCATAGCCTTGCCACTTATGACCAACTGACCACCAACGCAAATACTGTTGGCGCTAACAATATCAGTTATGTTGATGTTATTAACACCATCTATTCTTTGCCACAGCAATATTGGACACCTAACACCAAGTTTATGGTTAGCCCAATTCTGTTGAATGCAATTCGCGCTTTGCGTGATAGCAATGGTGCACCAATCTTCAATCGTAATGAAGGTTTGTCTGTTGAAGGTATCGTTGGCCAATTGTTGGGCTTTGATGTTGTAGTGAACAAGTATTGCGATACACCTTCACAAACAACAGTTGCATCAGCAGGCACAACATCACTGTACCCAATGTACTTTGGTGATTTCACCCGCGGCCATACAATCATAGACAGATTGAATATGGTTATGCGTAGATACGATCAGACATTGCCCGGCTTTATCACCTTCTTTGGTGAAAAGCGTTTGGCAAGTTCTGTGCGCGATCCTAACGCCTTGGTTCGTTATCGTTCCACAGGCACAGCGGCTTAATAGTTGCGTTGCCATTAGCGGGGGGCGAAAATCCCCCGCTTTTTTTAAACAGGAATTCTTATGACTATCACCGAAAAAATCTTGAACGGAATCAAACAAGCCATCACCGAAGGCGGCAAAGTAAATATCGATTTGCGTGAAGCAAGCGCCATTACTGGTTCGGGTTCGGGTGTTGGTGGTAATGTTGTTTTTGATGATGCGTTTGCCGCACTGCGTCAAGCCAACCCATTGCGTCAAGGCTCGCGCCAAATCGCAGTGAATGGTTCTGATGCTCAATTCGTTGCCAAAACTGGTAATGCCGCAAACAGCACTAACCCTTGGGGTTACACATTTACGCCTAACAGCGGTTCACCTAATGTGAATACAAGCATTTGGCAATTGCCTGTGCGCGTATTGGTTGCACAATTGCCAATCAGAACTGCGGTGTTAAGCGATGTTAATAATTTGGATGCAACATTGGTTGAAGATTTGGCGCTTGAATTCGCCCAATTGGAAGGTCAATCAATGGTGCTTAATAGCGACCAAGCGGGTAGCACAACTACTTCAACTGGTGCTACTAATGGTTTGCGCGGTTTGGATAGTTACACTAGTGCTTCTGCTAGTGCTTATGGTACTAGCGGCACGGCTATTACAAATGGTATTCACAGCATCGCTACTGTTAGCAATGGTGGTGTTGCGGTTACTTACAATAAAATGACCAACATGGCCAATGCGTTGCCTGCCCAATATTGGTCACTGCCAACAACCGCTTGGCATATGACCCCGACAATGATTCAGACTTTGCGTCAATTGAAAGACAGCCAAGGTTTGCCATTGTTCTTAGAAATTGGTGATGCTGATGGCGCGGCAGTTGGTCGGGTATTTGGTTGGCCAGTTATCCCCAACCCTTATTTGTCTGATGCTTTCCCAATTTACTTGGCAAACTGGAATCGCTTTTTGACGATTGGCGACACTGAACAAATGTCTGTGCAAATGTTTGAACAAACGCAAGCAGGCTTTGTGACCATGTACGCAGAAAAACGCGTGGTCAGTTCTGTGCGCGATCCATTCGCAGGCGTTCGTATGTCTGCCGCCTAAAGGGGCTTAAATGTCAGTAAATAACCAATTACTTGGTGCGCCCTACGGGGCGGCTACACGCAACCCGTTCAGTTATGTGAAGTTTGAACAGATCGGTCGCGATGTAACAACACAATGGTTAACTTTGGATGAACTGACAAACCAAATTAACTTATTTGATGATACATCGCAAGATGGCTATGTTCTGTCATTAGAACTTGCAGTTCGTTTTGCAATTGAAGATTACTTAGGGCTTTCAATCTTTCCAGTAACATACCGCGTTTGGTATGGTGCTGAAAACTTGGCCACATCGCCTGTTTGTTTAGATTTGCCCGAAGTATCGCAAAACCAATCACCAAATTTGGCAGGCGTAACAATCAATTCTGTTGCGTATTGGGACAATAGCACACCATCAGTTTTAACTGTGGTTTCCCCAAGCGAATATTACTATGATGCAAGCGGCAATAAAGTTATTGTTCAGACTTTGCCAACTAGCATCAATAGCGAAATGACTGCGCCAATTATTTGCGAATACACAACTGTTTCTAATCCATTGTCAACCTACCCTGTTATCAAGCAGGCAGGCTTATTGTTGTTTACACACCTTTACAACAATCGAAGCAATACAACAGATATTCAGTTGAAAGAAATTCCATTTGGTGTTGCAACATTGTTGCGCCCTTACAAACCTTTGGTGATGTAAATGGCAATCAAGCGGTTTGAAAACATCGATGTAAATAATTTGACTTTTGGCGCGTCAAGTTTTGGTGAACAAAGCACAACGCAAACAAAATGGTTTACAACCCGTGCGCTTGTTGGCGATGTTTCAAATAGCGTTCGTATTTCTGAAAAGTACAGACTATATCAAGACTTGGTTAATTTTACTTTGAACTACACGCCCAACATGAAAGCCATTGTTGATAGCCAACAACTGTATTCAATCAGGTGGCGTAATGTTGATTGGCGAATCACTGATGCAAGAGAATCTAACGACAGAATGCGCGTTACTTTCTTATGCTATCGTTCAGACCCAGTTACATCGGTTTAAAAATGGCAACACAAAACAATGTCGTTCAGTACGGGAAATCGATCCAATATCAATTGGCAAATATCGTTACGCCCGTGCCTGTGTACGCGGCATTTAACAGGAACTTTGCAAACCAACCTAAGTTTCTAACTTGGATGTTGCGTAATGTGCATCAGCCCGTTTACACTGGACAAACACAATCTAATAAAGGTATCGACAGGCCAGTTTTTCAAATATCGATTTTTTCGCAAAATATTGAAGATGGCTTTACTTTATCCAACCAAATATTACAATCATTGCATGGTTATAGCGGTATGTTTGGCAACCCTGCTGATGGCGGTTTTTTTATCGCTAAAGCAGATGTGTTTTGGCTTTACAACAGTTATAGCAACGAAGAAAATTTAGCGCAAATCTTTTTAGATTGCACTATTGATATTCCAACATAAGATATCTTTTTTAACCCTTTCAAGGAAGATTCAAAATGGCTTTAATTAACAAAATTTTACCCGGCTATGTAGCAACGATTTGGATGCAAGATGAATCAGTGCCAACGCCTTTAACTGATGCACAATTATCAACATGGACAGGGCAAGTTGCTAACATCATCGGCACTTCTGCGGGTGGCACTGGTACAAGCACAACTGGTTTACAAATCCCTGTTGAAGCAATCCCATCTTTTGGTGCTGATGATGCGTTTGCGGCATTTTCTGTTGCGGGTGCGCGTACTGGTGCAAAAATCACCACACAAAACCAAGTAACTTCATTGACAATTACTTGCGCTTGGAATCCCGCTGATGCCGCACAATTATTGATTCGTGCAGATGGTTACAACGGCACAATTATTCGCACTTATGTTATTGCTGTTTATGATGGCACTAATACTGTTGCGTATGCTTTTAACGCCCGCGTTGGTGGCTTGCAGTGGGATATGTCCCCATCTGCTGAAGGTAAGTTTATTTTTACCCTTCACCCAACAGGCGGCAATTCATATGGATGGTCTAACACACCATAATAATATGAATACAACAATAAAAGATACTAACGACCTTCTAGGCTTTCTGATAACCCAATCCGATTCACGAAAGGATTGGTTTGGGTTTACACAACAGAAATTAACAGCGATTTCATTAGCGCATGAAATTGCCGCTAACCATGCGGATAAATTCACGCCTGATGAAATCGTTGATTATGTTTACACGCTGAATAATGCGTTGTATCAAAAGATTATTAAACCAATGGGCTAATCATGGGCGTTACTTTCAAAGTTGAAGGTTTGAAAGATGTATATGCCGCATTTGAAGAATTAGCCGCAGAGATTGGCGACAAAAAAGCGCAGAGTAAAATTCTTATCCCTGCCGCACGGGAAGCAATGCAACCCGTTTTAAATCAAGCCATATCAAACGCGCCTATGGATACAGCGGGTTTGAAACTGTCGCTTCAAGTTGAAGCCCGTAGGCCAACAAAGCGCGACAGGCGTTCTAAATACATCACTGAAAACGACACAGTGATTGCCGCAGTCACAACAGCATCAGGCAAGAAATTACAGGCTATGAGTGAAGGCGCGGGGTTAGTTAGGGCGCGTAAAAAATTAAAAAAACTAGGCGTAGAACAAGCGGAATCTTTTACAGGCATTGAAAGCGATGCCCGTGCCATAGCACAAGAATTCGGGACTTCAAAACATGGTGCTAAACCATATTTGCGGCCCGCAATAGAATCCCAAGCAAGTGAAACCGCTAGAAGGCTTGGCGATATTTTAGGTAGGCGGTTAAATCAATACAAGGCAAAACATAAATGACAAAATTTTCTAGCGCATTTGGCGACAAGTACCAAAGCAACAAAAAGAATCTTTTAACGCGCACATTTGAATTGGGCGGCCACATTTTTAAGGTTCGCATTCCACTGGTTGCAGAATCCGAAGCAATCTACCAAAAGGTTGCAAGCCCTGATGAAGAAACAGTAGAAAAGATTTATCAAGAAATCACTGCATCATTGCGCCAATTTGAAAACAGTCAATCGGAAGATTTCCAATTTACAGAAAATGATATTTTGGTTGAAGGTCGTTCTATGCGTGAAGCGGCCAAAAACAAAGCCATCACAGAAGCGAGAATTACTGAGTTTTTCAAACTGCTTGTTCCTGAACTAGAAGGTGCAACGCTAGAAGATTTAACTTATAAAGATATTCAAGAAGAATTCCCAATTTCTGTACAGATGCAGATTGTTGAAAAAATTGGTGAAGTTATTAGCCCGACCTATAAGGAAGCGCGGGGAAACTAATTGGCTCGTTAAAAACGCAGTGCATTGCGGCAATGGTTTTTAACGGGCATACATTAGATACAGTAGCCGAAATTGACGATATCACTATGGCAAACATCCAAACGATGTATGCAGATGGATTGATTGGCAACTACGGGCTTTTAACGCAAATAGCATCCCTGACCAACGGGGTGTTTAACTATATGCGCCCGCCAAATTCCCCAACTTATAAACTAGCCAACATTTTGGGTAATGCGTATGATTACATATACCCGCCTTTGTCTGAAGAACAGAAAAAAGCGGCAGTAAACGATAGCCTGATTGGCTTTATGTCACAGGCACAGGGATTTAATAAAACAAAGTTTGGGGTAAAAAATGGCTAATATGATTGCCCGCCTTGGCGTAGTGCTAGGGTTAGATTCTGCGGAGTTCAGCAAAGGGCTTGAATCCGCGGGTAGAAAACTTGAACAGTTTAGCCAAGCCGCAGAAAAATATGGAAAGATGGCCGCAGTTGGCATGGTTGCGGCAGGCGTTGCGGCAGTCAAATACGCTGATGAACTTGCAGATGTAGCCGAAGCCAATGAAGTTGCAATTGGCACTGTTCTTAAACTTTCTGATGCACTGGCCAATTCAGGCGGCAAGGCAGACAACGCAGGCAAGATGCTTTCTGCGTTTGCAAAGTTTATTGACGAAGCCGCTAGTGGTTCAGATAAAGCGCAAAAAACTGCTAAAGATTTGGGCGTTACTTTGCAAGACTTGGGCAAATTATCCCAAGAAGAATTGCTAAATAAATTAGTAGCCAATTTAGGAAAAATAGAAGATCCCGTTACGCGTAATGCCAAGGCAATGGAAATATTTTCCAAGGCCGCTAAAGGCGTTGATATGGTGGGTTTTGCCGACAAGATAGCAGAAACCAACCCATTGATTGAGCAACAAGAAAAAGCAATCAAAGCCGCGGCAGATACTTACGATTTGTTAGCACAAACATCGCGCACTGTAATGATTACATTGGCCACAGAACTAGGGCCTGTGTTAAAAGCAAGTGTTGATTACATGAAAGATTTGGGCGGTGAAACAAATGTTTTAGGCTCAATATTCAAAACAGTTTTTCAAACCATTGCAATATCTATTGCTGATGTTTCATTTGTTTTAGGCGGCTTGCTTAGACAAATGCAATTAACCGCAACAATTTTTAAAAGTTTTATTCCATCTTATGATGATAAAGATTTTGAAAATGTATTTGGCAAAAAAGAAATAGCAGATATTATTGCGCGGCAAGACCTTGATCGATTTATAAATCAGGTAATGGGTGTTAGTGAATATGGCAATTCAATTGATGCGTTAGCAAAAAAGAAAGGCACAACTTCACCAACTGGAAGCGGTGGCCGTAAAGTTTCAGAATCTAAAGAAGCAGAAAAAGAACGCAAACGACAAATGCAACTTTACGCGTCTGGTGCGGCCAACGCGCAAAGGTCTGCCGAAGAAGATGCCAAGGCCCGTGCTGATTTTTTTGCAATGTATGACAAAGGCAATCAAGCGGTTTCAGAACGCCAAAGGTTGATGGGTATTGCGTTAGATAACGAACGCGAACTAATGCAACTAGAAATGAAATCTAGCACTATGCGACAAGAGGATTACACCCTTGAACGCGAACAGATGCAGATTCGCCAACAACTTGCAAGAAACTTAGAAGAAATAGACGCGCGTAGAGATTTAACAGCAACCGCAAGGGCAGAAGCAGAAGCCCGCGAAAACGCGCTTGCAGAAAAATCATTGTCAATTGCAAAAGAAAAACACCGCTTAACAAGAGGTTTGCGCGAAGGCACTTACGAAGAAGGCATGGCTAAACGCATGGGTGAATTCTTGCGAAATATGCCAACTGAATTAGAACAAGGCGCAAAGGCTTTTGATTCATTGATGGGCAACATGGAATCTGCAATTGATAGATTCGTTCGTACAGGCAAAATGAACTTTAAAGATTTGGCGCGTAGCATCATTCAAGATATTGTTGCAATGCAAATGAAGGCCGCGGCAGTACGATTTTTAAGTTCTTTGTTTGGTGGTGGCCCAACGCCTTATCAGCCTGCCGCGGTGATGGGTGCGCCCGGATATGCAGATGGTGGAAACCCCGCAGTTGGACAATTAAGTATTGTTGGAGAACGCGGGCCTGAATTATTTGTTCCCCGTACAGCAGGCACAATTATTCCAAATCACGCCTTGGGCGGCATGGGCGGCACAACCAATGTGACTAACAATTACATTAACGCTATCGACACTAAATCATTTGAAGATAGGTTGCTTGGTAGTTCAAAAGCGATTTGGGCGGCTAACAAATATGGCGAAAAGAACTTGGCCACAAATTACGGGAGAACCTAAGAATGTCATTTCAGACCATCTTTGAAATCCAACAGTCAATGACTGTGCAAAACCGCAGAACTGTTGGCCAACAATACAGCCGTTCAGGACAAGTGCGCGTTGCTCAATATTTAACTTCTGTGCCTTGGGTTTTTGTTGTTGAACCACATTCGTATTTGTACTATCCGCAAGTTCGAAATGTCATTCAAGCCATTGATAACAAAGATAGGCAATTGCCTGAAACTATTTCGTTTGCAAGCAATAATCTTTCTTGGTTTGTGAGATACCAAGGCGACCTATCAACCTTGCAACAGGCCGCATTAACTTTGGCTAGTTTGCCTGCGGCTAACTCTCAAACAATCACTGTGGGCAGTTTGCCTAGTATTTCTTCTTCTGCGTATATTTTTAAAGCAGGCGATTTTTTGCAGTTGGGCATTTATCCATATAAAGTAACCGCAGATGTGCCGCGGGGTTCTGGTTCAACTGTTACTGTAAGTTTGCATCGGCCTGTTATTGGTACACCGACAGTAGGCCCTTTGTCTGGTATTGGTGTTGGTTGTAGTTTTTTCATGTTGGCAGAACGATGCCCAACATACACACTAAACCCTGCCCCCAATGGCGCATTTGTTCAATGGGATGAACCATTTGTATTTCGTGAGGATATTACAGGATGAGCACAACAATTGCGGCTTTATCAAGCCCATCAATTAATTATGGTGAGTTCATTAAATTGACCACCGCAAGCGACAACTACACTTTTTGCAACGCGGCATCGCCAATCACTGTAGGTGGTACAACATATACAAACCTTGGTAGCCTTCTTAGCATTGGCGATATCAAGCGAGAAACCAAAGCAACAAGTGGCGATTTAACAATTGCCCTGACTGGTGTTGATGGCGCTAATGTGGCCGTTATTCTTGATTCTGATATCAAAGGTTCTTTGGTAGAAGTTTGGCGCGGCTTCTTTGATTCAAACAATCAAATCATCACAACGCCAACACTGCAATTCTTTAAGCGATATCAAGGGTATGTAAATAATTATTCTGTTACTGAAGATTGGAACGAAGAAGCAAGAACACGCATTGCAACTTGTTCTATCAGTTGTTCATCATTCAGAATGATTTTGCAAAACAGAATTAGCGGATTAAAAACAAATCCAACTGTCTGGAAAAACTTTTACCCAAATGATGCAAGTATGAATAGAGTGCCTGTAATTGCTTCAACATTTTTTGATTTTGGTTCACCACCTTTGCAGGGCAGTCAATCAACAACTTCTGCGCCATCAGATAACGGCACATCACAATTTCAAGACGCATAAAATAAAAATGATAAGACAAGCAACAAGATATGACATACCAAGATTATTAGAAATTGTTGAGGCATACGCCAAAGAAAACACAATTACAAAACTTGGAGACAGTAACAATCATTTTCCAAAGTATGTCGAAGAATTATTGTTTGGGATATTACAAGGCAAAGGTTTTATTTACATTGATAACCATATGCGTGGTGCAATCATTGCTATAAAACAAAACAACATATGGTCGCCCAAGGTTCGTGAATTGCATGAACTTTTGTGGTGGGTAGAACCTGAACATAGAAATGGAACAGTGGGCGGCAGACTTTGGAAAGAGTTTGATACACACGCAAAAAAGATGTTGGAAATTGGAAGCATTGATTTAATATACACATCAATTTCTGCGAATGGGCCATTGATTGATTACACGCGCAGGGGCTACAAGCCTGTTGGCGCAACTTTTGTTAGGGAATAGAAATGGTTTTTACACTATTGGCAACAGCCGCGGCATCGCTTGCAACAGCAACGGGCCTATCATTGGCCGCGGCAACATTTGCGGTTAACTTTGCCGTTTCAATGATTGTTTCTAGGGTGTTTAGTTCTGGAAGCGCAAACCAAAGTGTTGACAATGGCGTTCGCCAACAAGTTCCACCCGCAACCACAAACAGTTTGCCAATCGTTTATGGCGATGCCTATATGGGCGGCACATTCGTTGATGCCGTTTTGTCAACCGACCAAAAAACTATGTACTATGTTTTGGCGGTTTCTCAGATTAGCCCCAATGGCCAATTCTCTTTTGATACGACAAAGATGTATTGGCAAGATCAAATCATTACATTTGATGGCACAGACCCAACCAAAGTTGCAAGCCTAACTGATGGCGCAGGCAATGTTCAAACAAAGATTGCGGGCAACCTTTATATCAATCTTTACAGATCAAATGAAGCAGGCGTTATAACGGCCCTAAACGGCACTGCATTGCCTAGTTCTGTAATGGGTGGCAGTGACATAGCCGCGGCACAACAATGGCCTTCTACGGGCCGCCAAATGAATGGCTTGGCATTTGCGATTGTGAAGATGATTTACAACAGGGATGCAGGCACAACACAAATGCAGGCGTTGACATTCAGGGCATCACATTATTTGAATGGTCAGGGCGTTGCAAAACCCGGAGATGTTTGGTACGACTACATTACAAATCAGAAATATGGTTGCGCTATGGATGCCACCATTGTTGATGCTGATACGGCCACAGCACTAAATGCTTATTCTGATGAACTGATTACCTATACGCCTGCCGCGGGTGGCAGTGCAACACAGCCGCGTTACCGAATCAATGGCGTTTTAGATACAGGGCAAAATGTATTGTCCAACCTAGATCAAATCATGTTGGCTTGCGATTCTTGGAATCAATACAATGCCGCCAAAGGTCAATGGGCAATTGTTATTAACAAAGCCCAAGCCACTAATTTCTATTTTGACGATTCAAACATTGTTGGTGAAATCCGCGTTAGTGCTTTTGATATTTCTGCAAGCATTAACCAAATACAAGCGCAGTTCCCAAGCAAATTAAACCGCGACCAATCAGATTATGTTTATCTAAACACGCCTGAAGAATTGTTGTTTGCTAACGAACCCGTTAACAAATACACATTCGATCTAAGCATGGTCAATGATTCTGTGCAAGCGCAATACATTGCTAACAGAATGCTTGAACAAGCGCGGGAAGATTTGATTGTTAATTTTTCTACAACTTACAACGGCATTCAAGTTGATGCGGGCGATGTTATAGCCGTAACCAATTCTGCATATGGTTGGGATGATAAGTTGTTTAGAGTGATGAAGGTTTCTGAAGTTTCATTGCCTGATGGAAACTTGGGTGCATCACTTGAATTGAACGAATACAACGCGCAAGTTTACGATGATAAAGATATCACCGCGTTTTCGCCTTCACCAAATAGCAATCTGTCAAACCCTAACTTTTTTAGCAATCTGACAGCCCCAACAGTTACCAATGTAAACACCACTGCAACAATTCCACATTTTGATGTTGTTTGCGGAGTGCCTGCAACTGGCCGCGTTACTGAAATAACTTTGTTCTATACAACTGTCAGTAGCCCAACAACAACTGATTGGGAAGTTTGGAGTGTACAAACATTAGCAAACTCACAACCATTTGCGCCATCTACAAATCTTGTTTTCCAAAACATTAATCTGCCTACAAGCACTTATTATTTCTCATATAAAGTTGCCAACGAATTGGGCGGTTCTGCCCTTTCTGCAACATCTACAAGTTTCAGTTGGTCGCCTAACCCAACCACATCTGCGGTTGCGGGTACTTTCTTGGCCACCTTTTCACCTGTGGTTATGCAAGTGCCGCGGAATTCTTCATTTGTTCCATCGTTCACGGGATTAATTACACAACTGTATGGTTCTGCCGCAGGCGGTGCTATTGATTTTGTTACAGCACAAACTGACAGTGATGCTTCATTTGTAAATAACACTTGGCGCATTGGCGGTTCATCAACTACGGGCTATGCAGATATCACCACAACAAATGGTTTGGTGATGGGTTCATTAACTGATGGTGGAACATTTGCACAATGGGGCATTCCAACGGCAATGAGTGCATCGCCTGCAACAATGACAGTTCCAGTGCGTTATAAATCTGCGCTTGGTGTTGTGTCGCAAGGTGCATCATCTATTTTGCAGTTTGTATTTGTGGATCAAGGCGCAACGGGAAATCCGGGTACTGATGGCAACCAATCTGCATCACCAACGCTATATCAATGGTCAACTGCAACGCCTTCTAACCCTAGTGGGCAATCAACCTACACTTGGTCAACTGCAACCAATGCAAGTTACACGGGCGGTGGTGGATGGACAACAACAATTCCCGCCAACCCAAATGTTCCATTAATCCAACTATGGACTGCAACAAAGCCTGTTGTTGCTGTTGTTGGCACGGCCACTTCAACAATTAGTTGGTCGAGTGGATACACAATTTCTGCTATTACTGCCAATGGCCAAAATGGAACTAACGGCACAAACGGCACAAATGGTTTGAATGGTTTGCAAACTGCAAGGCCAATTGTTTATCAGTGGGCCATAACTTTGCCCGCAGGGCCAACAGGAACTTCAACATATACATGGTCGAGTTCTTCATTTACGCCCGTGCCATCTGGTTGGAGTACATCAATTACTTCTGCGCCAAGTTCGGGCTATACATTGTGGGCGGCTTCTGTAAATATTTCTGATACGGCTACGGCCACCACCACATCAATTAATTGGACATTAGCAAGCATTATTGCGGCAGGCTACGCGGGAAACAATGGGGCAACAGGGCCTACAGGGCCAACGGGCGATACAGGGCCTACAGGGCCAACAGGCGGGACAGGAAATCAGGGCGCTTCTGCGCGAATCTGCTATTCCAAAACAACGCTAACTTCTTTGGCATCAACGCCTTCAACCATTACAACATCTGGCCCAAGTTCATTCCCGCCAAATGATTCATGGGGCGGTGGAACTGTTTGGCAGGCAACGCCACCTTCAATCACCGCAGGCGAATCTGTTTATCAATCAGATGGTATTTATAACCCTGCAACTGGTTTAACAGTTTGGAATGTGCCTTATTTGTCTGCGCTAAAAGTTGGTAGCCTTTCTGCTATCAGTGCAAACACAGGCAACTTAACTGTTTCTGGAACTATCCAAGCGAACACTGCGACTATCAGCGGCACAACAATGACGGGTTCGGGTGCTGTTATTTATTCCAATGGTTTGTTTGCAGTTGGTAATGCAAGCAATAACATCACATATAACGGGTCAGCAATTACGCTGAACGGCACTGTTGTTTTCCCATCTAACATTAATTCAAACAATCTGACATTAAAAGATGGTTCAGGCAATGTGATCTTGGGCAATGGAACGCCTTTGAACTTTGGCAACATTACGCCATCTTCGGGATGGATAAATACAAACATTTCTATCAATTCAAATGGCACATTGTCTGGTGCAGGCGGTGGTTCAGTTACACCTAACGGCATCAATGCTGTTAACACCAACTTATCTAATGCGCCTGCGGGAATTTTGAACAGCAATGTAACCCTTGGCACTTTGGGTGCAGGCGGTTTTGCATATCTAAGCCAAATCACTTCTGGTAATGCTTCAACCTACATTGCAGGCGCGGCCATCGGTACAGCGCAAGTTGGCGTTTTGACAGCGGGCAATATTGGCGCAAACACAATTGATGCAAGCAAGATAGCGGCTAACACAATTACAGCCGAACAATTAAGTTCTATTACTGTAAGCGCAAGCAAAAACATTCAAGTTGGCAATGCGGCAATCTCTGGCACATCAATGACAGGATCAGGCGCAATATTGAATGGTAATGGAACTGCGGCTATTGGCAATTCATCTACAAACATTGCTTTCAATGGAAGTTCAATGTATTTGAACGGCAATGTGGTTGCTACTGGAAACATCAATACAAACGCTGTTACTAACTTGGTATCTATCACAACAGCGGCATCGCTTATTTTTACAAGTGGAACTGTTTGGAATGTTCAAACATTAAACATCACTAGTTCAGGATTCCCAATTAAAGTTGATGTTTCATTCATGCCAGAAAACCGAAATGGTGGTTATGTGATTGCTGTTTATCGCGTTACATCTGGTGTTGAAACACTGGTTTATGGTGGCGAATGGTACGATCCAGAAACAAGAATTGATATTCGTGCGGGTTCTGGTTTTTTTGCTTATAGTTTGATTTATTGTTTCTTCTTTGTGGATGAACCACCCGCGGGAACGCATACATATATCTTGAAGGCGATTTCTGATACTGGTGGCGCATTCACTAGCAATCATGGCGCACGATATAGATCATTAGCATTGACAGAGGTAAAGCGATGATTTACACAATCTACACAATTCAAACAGGCCAGATTGTTGGCGTTGTTCAGTCAAGCGATATTCAAGTTCAATTGACTGATGGGCAGGCATATTTAGAAGGTTCTTATAACGACACGCAGTTTTATGTTGAAAACGGCCTGCCTGTTGAAATCCCTGCGCCACCCAATAATTTCTGTGTTTTTGATTACACAACTAAATCTTGGGTGGCAGACCCTTCTTTGGCAATTGCTTATGATTCGCAAAAAAGATTGGATTTGTTATATCTAAGCGATTGGACACAAATTCCAAACAATCCTTTAACCCCTGAACAGCAAGCCGCTTGGGCTACTTATCGGCAAGAATTAAGGGATATCCCCCAACAATCAGGCTACCCATTTAATGTGGTTTGGCCTGTTGCGCCAATTTAATTTAGACAGTAAAATTTAGACAATACAAGATAGCATCGTACCCCCGCGAGTGCGCGGGGATCGTCACAACCTGAGTGCAGGGAAACACATGGCTATTTTCAACAAAAACACGCTACTTCAAGTTAGCGGTTTCGATAACGAAATCATTGCAGGCGAGTTGGTTTGGCAACAAAGAACCTACTGGAACATGACAATGACAGCGGCAGATGGAGTAACCCCCATCGACCTTGGCGGTGCTTCCATTGATGCCCAAATCGTTCGAAGGGCCGTATCTAATATTCAAGATACCCGCAATGGTTTGTCGTTTGATATCGGCAACTACACGCCCACACCAACACCTATTGCTTTAAGCATTACAAACCGAAGTGATGCTACAGGATTTTTCACACTTGTTATTAACGATAACACATGGAATTTAATTAATTCTGACCCAGAACTAAACATTAACGCAGTTGACTGCGTTGGCTTTTCTGGAAGGATAAAAATTGGTTTCCCTGCTAATGCAACAAACCCGCAAGATGATTCAATTATCTTTTTGTTGTTCTTGGTTCGTTCTGATGGAATTGTGGTGACTTGATATGGCAAACATTAGGGTCAATGTTGGCAATACTAATGGCGTGAATGTTCAGGTTGAAGATCCAAATAATCTTAAACTTGTTGTTCAAAACCCTGCATCAATTAATGCAGTTATTACACAATTACCCGACAATGTTATTCAATTAAACCGCGGCATTGTTGGGCCTGTTGGCCCATCGGGCGAATCAAACATTGGTGGTTATCCAATCGTCATTACAGACGCAAATAACCGCGATGTTCTTATGTGGATGGATGGCGATTGGGTCAATGTCCCTCAAACCGAAGTCACTGATGGTGGAAATTTTTAAGGAATCATTATGAGCAACACAATTCGTATCAAAAGAAGGCCTAATGGTGGTGGCACAGGCGGCCCAACAACAATGGCAAATGCCGAGTTGGCGTTTAACGAACAAACAAATGTTCTTTATTACGGCACAGGCACAGGCGGTGCAGGCGGCACGGCAACTTCAATTATTCCGATTGCGGGTAATGGTGCGTTTGTTGACACTTCAACTAACCAAACAATTGGCGGCACAAAGACTTTCAGCAATGCCATTGTTGGTTCTGTTACTGGCAATTCAGGAACAGCCACAGCATTGGCCACAGGAAGAACCATTGCAATCACTGGTGATTTGTCTTACATCAGCCCAAGTTTTGATGGCACTAGCAATGTGACTGCCGCGGGAACTTTGGCAACTGTTAACGCCAATGTTGGTACATTCCTAAAAACCACAGTCAATGCCAAAGGTTTGGTTACTGCGGCCACAACAGCAAACATTAACGATTTGACTGTTCCAACAGCCAACTATGCGTTTGGTGGTTTTAACATTACCAACTTGGCAGAACCCGTTAACGCGCAAGATGCCGCAACCAAAAACTATGTTGACAATGTGGCGCAAGGTTTAGATGTAAAGGCATCATGTATTGTTGGTACAGTTGCAAACATTTCTTTGTCAGGATTGCTAACCATCGATGGATACACTGTATCCGCAGGCGACCGAGTATTAGTTAAAGATCAAACTAACACCGCTGAAAATGGTATTTATGTGGCTTCTGCTTCTGCATGGTCGCGTAGTTCTGATGCAAACACTTGGAATTCATTAATTTCTGCTTTCACCTTTGTTGAACAAGGCACAACCCTTTCTGATACAGGATGGGTTTGTTTGGCAAATGCAGGCGGCACTTTAGGTGTTAGCCCTATTATTTGGTCGCAGTTTTCGGGCGCGGGAACATATAGCGCGGGTACTGGTTTAACATTGACAGGCACAACATTTAGCATTACAAACACTGCTGTTACTGCGGGTTCTTATGGTGTTGCAGGCGGCACATCGTTTGCTTCATTCTCTGTAAACGCGCAAGGCCAATTGACTGCCGCAAGTACAGTTGAAATCAATGTTGATGGTGGCACATATTAAATAAAATTTACCCTGCTATATAGCAACGAAAGGGAAGCCACATGGCTAATAAAATTCAGGTTAAGAGATCAGCGGTTGCGGCAAAAGTTCCAACAACTGCCGATCTTGATTTGGGCGAACTTGCTATTAATACAAATGATGGTAAGTTGTTCCTAAAGAAAAATGATGGCGTAGCATCAATCGTTGAGATTGGTCAAGTTGGCCCGACAGGCCCGACAGGCCCAACTGGCCCAACTGGCCCACAAGGCCCTATAGGAAATACTGGCCCTGTAGGCCCTGTAGGCCCTACTGGCCCTACTGGTGCAGGCGGTGCTTTGGGTTATTGGGGTTCGTTTTGGGATACAACAAACCAAACTGCCGCGGCAATCAATACCGCTTACGCAATCACTATAAATAGCGCAGATACTTCAAACAATGGCGTTACTGTCACATCAGGTAGCCGTATCAATTTTGGTTTTGCAGGCGTTTATAGCCTTACATTTTCAATTCAGTTTACCAATACAAGCAATAGCCTTGGGTCAACACAAATTTGGCTAAAGAAAAACGGCACAAATTTATCTGATACTAATTCACATTTTGATGTACCCGATAAAGCGGGTGGTTCTTTTACATCAGAAGTTTTTACTGTTAATTTTGTTTTGAGTTTGGCGGCCAATGATTACATTCAAGTATTTTGGCAAACAGGAAATACTGGCGTTTCAATAGAAACATTGGCGGCAAGTGGCAATTATCCTAGATCGCCATCAATTATTTTTACTGCTTCACAAGTTCTTTATACGCAAGTTGGCCCAACAGGCGCAACGGGTGCTACAGGCGCTACAGGCCCTACAGGCCCGACAGGAACAGCGGCAACCATTACTGTTGGTTCAACTTCAACAAGCCCTGCGGGTGGTGCGGCTAGTGTCACTAACTCAGGCACATCATCTGCGGCAATTCTTAACTTTGTTATTCCTACAGGCCCAAGCGGCCCTACAGGCCCTACAGGCGCAACTGGCCCTGTTGGCCCAACTGGTGCTACTGGCCCTGTTGGCCCGACAGGCCCAACTGGCCCTACAGGCCCTACAGGATCAGCCGCAACCATTGCTGTTGGTACAACTACAACTTTGTCAGCGGGAAGCCCTGCAACTGTTTCTAACAGCGGCACATCTAGCGCGGCAGTATTTAACTTTGGTATCCCTGCGGGTGCGACAGGCCCAACAGGGCCTACAGGCCCAACTGGCCCTACTGGTGGCATTGGCCCTAATGGCCCAACTGGCCCAACTGGCCCAACAGGCCCGACAGGGCCGACAGGCCCACAAGGCCCACAGGGTATTCAAGGAAATACAGGCCCAACAGGCCCTACTGGTGGCATTGGCCCTACTGGCCCAACGGGTGCGACAGGCCCAACTGGCCCTGTTGGCCCTCCGGGTTCTACAAGTTATGACGCAGGTTTGTTAAATGGGATCAGTTCGACTGGTTTGTTTAACAACATGGGGCAAACGCATAGCCAACGCACTTCATTTGATGCGTCAACCCCTTCATATGATTTTGGCTATCGGTATGTTCAAGGTAGCACTAACGGCCCAAACACTGGTGGCACTCAATATTATTCTTGGTATATTGGTTTAGGTTCTCAATATCCCGCTACTGGCGCGGGTTCTTATGGCGCAATGTTTGCTGTTGACCGAGATAGAGCAGTTCCATATTTATCGGTTCGTTATAACGAAAGCAATTCCTTCAGTTCTTGGCGCAAAGTTGCCGCAGGCTATGCTGATACAGCGGGTTCTGCCGATTACAACGGCTTGTCAAACAAAGGCGGTGGAACTGGTACTTATACAACTAATGGTGATTATCGCGCGCCAATTTTTTACGATAGCAACGACACTGCATTTTATACCGACCCAAATTATATTTCATCAATGTATGGCGTTGCCATTCGTGGTGACTTAGCGTCAACAGGTGGCGCTAATCAAATTTTCTTTTGGGGGGCGGGAAACACTACAACATCAGCAATTGGTTTTAAAGCCAATGGCGGTTCTTTTCCAAATCCGACAGGTTTTGGCGATGGATACAACACATATCTGACAATGGATAGTGATGGGCGTGGTTGGGTATTTCGTAGAGGTGTTGGTGGCAGTGACTTTGGTTCGGCATACACATCAGGATGGATTTTAAACAATGGTGTTTGGCAAGCCAATGCTTCAATGCGAGCGCCAATTTTTTACGATAGTAACGACACCAGTTTTTATGTTGATCCTGCAAATGGAGGCTTTAATTTAAGAGGTGGATCAGGTAATCGAGTTACTTTTGCCACTAACGATAGCGGGTTTTTAGTTATAAATCCAGAAGGCAATGGTGTTTCAGATATGCGTTTAGGCGCGGCTTGGGGAGCATCTGGAATATATAGTAGTTCTAACTTGTATCTAATGTCAGGAGCAAGTTTTGTTTATTGGAAACTTAATAATGGGCTTCAAGGACACATGGACACCAGTTCAAACTTGGTTGCTTATGGTTCTTCTCGCGCACCTATTTTTTATGACTATAACGACACTAATTATTATTGCGATCCAAATGGTACATCTCGTTTAAATGCAATTAATGCCAATTCAATTAACACTAGTGCGGTTTTAAATGCAACTGCAGGCGCAAGTGGTGGTGATGTTGGAACTTATGGTTTTATGCGTAGTTATAGTTTTGGCAGTGCTTACGCAATTGGCGCTACAGCCGCAGGCAGTGTTTTGAATTTTTCTGCGGCAGGCGGTGCTAATTCTGGAAGTGGTGGTGGAACTTGGCGGTGTATGGGTTACAGCGGTGCGCCCGGATCAGGAAATTATCAAGACATTACTTTATGGTTAAGAATTTCTTAAAGGATAAAATATGAAAATAGAAATCACTAGCGTTGCAAATCCCATTTGGGCAAATGAAGAACAAACTTTAATTGATTGTCAAATAACAGTTAGCCAATTTGGTTCTGAAGTTTTGCCATTCACGGCATTTGCAAATGATGTTGCAGAACATGGGCGCGTTTTGTTTGCAGAATTGGTTGATGGGAAACATGGCCCAATTGCTAACTACATTCCACCAAGCAATGATGTTCTTGCTGAAAAAGTGAGGATGCAAAGAAACGCATTGCTTGCAGAAACAGATTGGACACAAGCGGGCGATGTGCCGCAAACAACCAAAGACGCTTGGGCCGCATATAGGCAGGCATTGCGCGATATTCCACAGCAAGCGGGATTTCCCGTCAATGTTACTTTCCCAACAAAACCATAAAGGGTTTATAAAATGTCAATCACTTACACATGGGCCGTAACAGGCATGAAGGTAACTACAGTTGGTACTGAATCCGACTATGTAGTTCAAACCTATTGGACAAAAACAGGCACA